GTCTTTTTTCATTGGGAACAAATAATCAACACAATAACCCAGTGCATCCATCATGTGTGAATAGTCTGGGTTACCACCTTTGTCAGGTTGATTAGTTCCTTCTTTGTATGAGTGGCGTTCAAGACCTTCAATTGTGTATTTGCATTTGGGATCAATTAACAAATTGACCTGCCCTTGTTCATTGTGCAAGCGACTGTTGACAGCGTTGATGCGATCACGAACAGGAGTGTGACTGTGAGGTGCTTTAACTACAAATCCTGCATTGCGAAGTATGATGTGATCTGTTAGACCACCTGCTGATGTTTTTCTCGCGGCGCCCGCAGGATCTGGGAAACACCATATTCTTTGACGGCTATAACGACTTTGTATCTCATTGACTAGTTCTTGTGTGTTACTGCCAAAGATGCGTATTTCATCTATGATATGCAGTTGGTCGCCAGCTCTATGAAATACTACTGCTGAGATAGGATCAATGTTAAAGTCAACCCCAATGTAAACAGTACCAGGGATGTCGCCAGTAAAGGGTTTAACATTGCGGGTTCTGTCAAACCCATAATAAATTTTTCCACTGTATGTTTCAAAACTTGCAAGAAATTCTTGACGGAATGTGCGGGTGTCAAGGTCTCTTTTGGCCGCTTCAATTTCTTCTGCACTTACTTGTCCCCCATCTAGGGTTGTATATTGATGACTGCTCCAAACATCAGGAATCTCTAGACTCATTTGATATAAGTCATGTGCCCAATTGCCTACACCTTTGGGTGTTCCAATGAATAAAGCATGACCTTGTCTATCTGCCAGTGTAGGACGAAGCACTTCATACCATGCTTCTGGATCAATGTCAGCAAACTCATCACAACATAGAAAATCAAGTCCAATACCACGCAGGCTGTCAGCATTGTCCGCACCTTTTAGTGATATGGTGCTGGCATTCTTAAGTGTAATTGATAATTCTGCTTCATTAACTCGCTGAACCCAGTTTAAATCCTGCAGGCGATTCTTTAACTTGCGCCACACAATGGTTTTGGCCTGACGATATGTAGGGGCAACATACCATATTTCTTGATTGGGTATGCGAGCATGATAGCACAATTCACGAATGGCTAGGTGTGTTTTACCAAAGCGGCGACCAGCAACACAGACTCTAAAGCGGTGTTTGTCATTGGCAATCTTGGCCTGTGCTGATGTCAGTTTCATTCTGCTTTAGGTTCCTCAGTGGCTTCAAGCACTTCTTGGTTGACTTCCCCAACTTCAATGTCAGTTACTTCAGCCTCAACCCATGGCAAAGGTTCAGTTCCTTGATTACCAATACCATTTTCACTTTGTCCAAGTATGTTTTTACCTAACCATATCAATAGAGTAGCATTGCCACTCAGTGCAAGACGCAGTTGAGCACGGCGAATACTTTGTTTTAGATTTTCACGCCCTGTCAATAATTGTGGGGCAAAGTTATAACGAAGTGTTTCTTCTTTGATGCCAAACCAATCAGCAATTTCTCTATCTTTACAACCAATGGCGGCCAACTTAAACACTTCGTCAGGTGGGACTAATTTCTTGTCGCGGCCAATTATAAGCCCTTCAACAATTTTAGTTCCTATTCTAGGATTAAGGCGATTGGGGTATTCTGTTGTTGACATTAGAGTCTTCTATCCTCTACTTTGACGCGGAAACTGCGGCGCTCAATTAGACTGTTATTGGTCCATACCTTGTTGGTTAAATTGTAGATGTTACCGCTTGTTCCGCCCGTAACCACTGCGATTGTGGTTGTGTTTGCTGAAATTGAACTGGAATTAACAGCCAATGTGGTAGTGTCCACTGTGCTAGTTGAAAAACTAGTAACTGCCCAGGTTGAACTGGTGATGGTATCTGCTCCTAACCAATCACTCCAATCAATTGCATAATTTAATTTTGCCTGTGGGTCTTTTAGAATGTAACTTCCTTGATTGTCCTGTTTAAAACCTGTAGTTGTGGTCATGCTGGTATTCTCCGTATTCTTAATGGCGTTTCTTCACGCACTGGTGTTATTACATCTCTCACTTGAAGAGTGCCCGCTGGAACTGTTAGGCCTTCAAAGTTTTTAACTCCTAGCCATTCTCTGACATCAAGCACTGAGGTGCGACAGTTCTCCGCTAATGCTCTATTTAAACGGCTTTCACATTCTATGGCGTAAATCGCACTGGCAAATGAGATTTTTGTAGTTCTGCTTTCATTGAGGATTTGTTGACGTCTACTTTCTTCAAGCACACGAATTAGGGCCTGCTCTACGCTGGCTGTTAAGCGTCTTGTTTCTTCTAGAACTATGAATAGTCTACTGTCACCTTCAACCTTGTAAGTGAAGTAATCATCATATCTAGGCACCTGCTCAAGTAGGGCATTGAGGCTTGCAGTAACAAATAAGTCAGCAACTCCAATCTTACCAACAAACGCATTAGATTGTAGCGAGGCCTGTGCTGATAAGATTACGCTAGGGCGATAGACATAACTTGGATCTATGCTTAAATTAGCAGTGACATTTAGGGTGGCTTTGTTGCCTGTAACAATGCGAATGTTTGCTGAACTAAGGAAACTACCACTGCCAAATATAGCATAGGTTGTTGAATTATTAAGGGTGGCTACTGCTGATAGTGTTGACTTTCCCTTGGCTGTGTAATTGCCTCTAACACCTAAACTGGCTTGGGCACTTAAACTAGCACTTCTAAAGGCGCTGATACTACCCTGTGCTGATAGACTTGCCACTGCACTTAGAGTGGCAACACCAATTACATTCTTATCACCATCTGCTTGTAGTGTAGCAGTAACAATAATATTGTTATTGGCTGTAAAAGTTTTAAGTTGACCACCAATAGCACTAAGACTTGCTACTGCTGATAAGAATTTAACTCCTGCTTGATTACATAACCATTCATAGGTTAGACTATCTGGTGTTATTGTAGTACCATCAACACGGAATACATTTGTATCTGCATCATAGGCATAATTTAAAGGTGAATAGTATACCTGACCTGATGGTAGTGTGCTTACATATCCATTGTCATACCAATTTGTGATATCATAGTTAGATGCAACATTATCATCTATCCAGATTTGAGCAATACAACCTTTGAATATTTTATTAGCGTTGGTTAGTTCAAATATATCACTAGATGAATTCCAAGTTTTTTCATATCCAATATTAAGAGGTCCTTGTATTCCCGTTCTAATACTATCAGGAAGGGTATCCTCTTTAGTTCCTTGATTAATTCCGTCTTGCCATAATCTTACTTTATATTGTCTGCCAAAGCCTGTTACCGTCCATACTTCAACATATAAGAAATAATGGTGCCACTCTGTATCTATTGTAACAGTAGGCCAACTAAGGGTAAGTTCTCTAACAGGATTATCATCCGCATAATACCTTGCGCGGAGATCTAGACTATTGCTTAATAATTCAAATGTTAGACCACTGAGATTAGGAAATGCGGCGCGATAACTAGAATTAAAAATTACACCGTTATTATCGCCAATTTCATCTTTTCTTGCCCAGAAACTGATAGCAGATCCAGGAGCCAGACCAAGGCTATTGCCTGCAGGAAAAATTGTGGCAATGGTACTGGTAGTAATATGAATACCAGTAACTTGTCCCTTTGCACCTGGTATGTCTGTTGGATGTCCAATCCCATAAATGGCATTGCCTCTACAACTTAAGGTGGCCTGCGCAAAAGGTAAACTAGCCGCACCTCTTGTGGCTGTGACTGTGGCTGATAGGCTTGCAGTGGCAACAAGACTGGCTGACCCACTTGCACTCAGACCACCAAGGCTAGATAGATTGGCTGTGGCATTTAGTGTAGTTGACGCGGAGCGTGTTACAGCACCATTAACTGATAGATTCGCAACCGCATTTAGGCTAGCACTAGCGGGGCGAATTCTTTCTGCAACTACAGAAATTGATGCGGTGGCTGATAATGAACTCAGGGCATCTGCCGTATAGACAAAATACCCTGAGTCTACATAACCTGAATCTACATAAAAGATATCAGCCACTGACTTCTCTTATTAAGCCAAGGTTACTGTTAAGTTACCTGACTGTATCTGAAATGTGTCGCCTGTTTCAATAACTTTAGGACTATCTAAGTTTCCATAATAAAGAATGTTGCTGACTGTTGTTGCCCCATCTAGAATTGCTAGACTGTAAACAGTTCCCCAATTGGTTGTGGCTGTTGGAAATGTCACAGTGGCATTAGTAGTGGCTGTTCCACCTGGACTTGATGCGGCCGCAAATGTTGCTGTCTGACGAGCGTATGCAGTTCCTGAGGTTGAAATCTCATTGGTCAATGTACCTGCTTCCAAGTTTGTTGACGTTGTAAACAACCCAATATAGACTGTGGTTGGTTTTGTGAATGCTGTGGTGCCTAAACTGTGATCTAACAGTTTGGCTTCTAAATAATTTGATGCCGCTGACATGAATGTCTCCTTGTTTAAATTTTAAATTCCACAGTCACATTCATCACCTTCAATGTGATAATGAATCATGTGTGCTTCTGGATTTTGTGTTTTTATGGCTTCAATCACCGTGATTAAACTACCATTTTCTACTTCAACATCACCTGTGATTATAGAATCATTAGGTAACTGTGCTTTATAAATTGCTTTCATGTTATTTTCCTTTTAATCAAGAGCAAATGGTGCTGAAGGAATTGTATAAGTTGCTCCACTATATCGTGCCACATTGCTTAAACGAAGTTCATCAATATAATGAGAAGTATTTTGGGCACCATCAATCATACGACCAATTGCGGCATTGCGAGTTGGGGTTGTCCAACCCACTTGGTAACCAATGTTCTTGCTTTCTGTTTGGGTATTGACTCTAGATCCATTAACATATAGTGATCCACTGGATCCTGAGCGGACATAGGCCACATGGACCCATGCATTAATTCCCACTGTTCCGCCAAATATGCTAGAATAACCAGATCCACCACCTGTGTAACCAATCTCAACAGTTCCAGATCCACCATACCATAATACGAATCCAACTTTCTGACCTCCAGAACCGTTAGCACTTGGGCGACAGTCAAATATTGGGTGATAGTATCCACCTGAGTTGCTGGTGTTATAGACCCATGCTTCAATGGTAAAATCACCTGTTCCAATTTCCCATTTTGTAGTGTCTGCTGAATAACAATATTTGTCTTGTCCTGTTTGTGCAACATCATCTAAACTATATGAACCTGCTTTGGCAGTGGCGTTATATCCACCATTTGCACTCATAGTCCATGTGCTACCTAATCCTGAACTATCTGTTAGATTATTTTCAAAACGCATCAATATGCGAGTATTAACACCAGTGGTTATTGGTGGGTTAACTTGAATAAATGACTTGTCTATTCTTGCTAGGTATTTGTTGCCAACATAGGTAATATCAACACGATCAATGGCATTTGATGCTGTTGAAAGCACTGAAGTTGCCGTGCCCCCTGTGAAATAATAAGCATCACTCCATGTTGCTACACGGTTTCCAGTTGCGTCCTGTGACAGGATTAGACTTATAGTAGAACCCGTTGTCATATTTGTCACGGTATTGATTGTTATGCTAGAACCAAATGTATAAGTCTGAATTGAACCACTATTAAAATTAGGTGTAATTGAACTACTTACAGAACCACCAGTATAAACTGTGATTGTTGGAGTAGCGGCCGCTATGGTAATTGAATTTGTAGCAGTTGTGATCGTAACACCTGAACCTGCTGTCAAAAATCTTGGCAAGTATGAACTGTTACCAGCAATTAGAACTTGACCATTGACTGGAATTTCTGAAGTGTTGGTTCCACCTGCGGCCACAGTAAGAACACCACTGACTGTTACTGTGCCTGTGGTGGCTGAACTAGGTAGTAATCCAGTTGATCCAAATGATATTGAATTAACTCCAGTGCTAGGAATTGCGGATACTGAAATAGTTCCATCAACGGCCGCTGACAATCCTGATCCAATCTTAACACCACCCAGGGCCGCCGCTGTTGCAGTGGTAAGTGTGTAGGCCGCTGGTATTCCCAATGTGCTGGTTGAAACCCAACTTGCTGTTCCGCTACCATTGGTCTGTAATAGGTAGCCATTTGTGCCCTTGCTTGATGGCCAAGTTGTGCCAGCAATAACCACACTACCTGTGGCTGTTGTCAAGTTGATGTTACCACTTCCTGTTGAGGCAATAGTGATAGCACCATTGGCGCCATTGCCTATGGTAATTGTGGGATCAGGATCATTACCTTCATTGGTGGTCAATACCAAATTGCCAGTGCCGTATGTTGAAATTCGTGCTTCTGTATTCAAATCACCAACACGCAGGGCATCAGTGACCAAGTGAACATCGCCTGTGCCATTAGGTTCTATTACAATGTTGCCGTTTGTGCCATTACCAATAGTAATACTACCTGAGTTTGTGCCACTGTTGGTGCTTAGGACTAAGTCACCAGCGCCATTGGTAGTGATTTCAGCCTGTGCTCCTGAATCACCTACTCTCAGTCTATCTGCGTTTACATTAACGTCACCAATGCCTGATGGATTGAGGTCAATGTTGGCGCTTACACCGTGATTGATTGTGATGTAACTTGAGGTTCCAGCACTATAATTTGTTCCTAAAACTAGATTGCCAGCACCTTGACTGGTAATGTATGCCGCGGCATCCACATCACCCACACGCAGTTCAGCGGTGTTAAGGACCACAAGTCCAGAGCCATTAGGACTTAGTGTGATTGAGCGGTTTGAACTGGTAGTAACAATTGAAAATGTTTGAACATCCAAGTTGCCACCTAGTTGAGGGGCTGTGTCGCTGACCACTGATGTTATTCCGCTAGAACCACCTGATGAGGCAAAAGTAATGGTTTTGGTTGAACTATTGGCAGTGATGGTCATACCAGTGCCAGTTGAGAATGTTATAGTGTCATTGAGACTGAGTGTTGTTGTTGTAGTTCCCACAGCCACGCGAATGGTGCCTGTAGATAAATTGGTAAAGTTTGCATCCGCTTCTGCATAAGTGAGAGCGGACCCTTTAGTGGTTCTAAGGGTTAGTTGGGGCAGAGCCATACATGAGATCTCCTAGGCTGATTGTATATACCCACATATTTATGGAGGGCGATATTTTCTCAGTCTTTATGCTAGAGAAATCACTGATTGACTGCGTTGAACCTTTGATTGAGTGTGTTAAGGGCACCAGCCTGCTTGTTCAAGGTTTTGATAAGCTCTTGTTGTGTCATTAGTGTTTGATGCAGTTGTAATTGCAAATTAACCAATTGACTGGTCAAACCCATTACTTCATGGCGAAGTTCTTGTAGTTCTTCATAGGGATTAAAGTTGCTATCAAACATAGTAATAGTTATTACTGAATGTCAAATAACCTTTCAAAAGGAGTAAGATCATCTGGTGGAGGTTTTTTGTTTATAGGAGGTGGTTTGTATCCAGTAACTCTATTAACAAGATCCTTGATTTCCATAAATCCTTTAAAACAGGGTTGATGTCTAAAACGGCCAATACCTTTGTCAAAACAACGGGGTTTATTCCAATATTTGTTCAAGTATTTTTCAACATCCTCAATGTCACTCATAGCACGATTATTGGCAACGGAATTATCTAAATTATACAATCCTTGACAAACTTTTACCCAATCATATACTCTATCATTGGTAATAGCAGGATCATGATAGACTGTATGCCATGCACGAGAGTCACCATATATTTCCTGATTGCAACGAACAAACTCTTCATTGACAGTTTCAACCCAATTTACTAGATCTTCTAGTTTTTTCATATCAATAGTCATCGTCTTAATCCTGGAGTAATAATAGCCTGTGTTCGTCCTGTGAGTGTGCTGGGTATCACTGTGTAATTTCCCTGGCTGGTTATAATGGTATAGGGTTGAGTGTTAACCGCCACTACCCCATCAAGGCTTTGTGGACCTGGGTTGGCCTTAGGACCCTGATCCCAGTGGTTACTACCTTTGGGGCAATTCTCCTGTGTGCGTTCTGCTACTGGGATATCACCACCCCAAAATGTTACACAATCACGGGCCCATGGTGTTTGAGCAGAGGCCAATGTTGAAGTTAGTATTAGACAGAAAAACAGGGTGGTCTTCATGCCAATTCCTTTTGCGAATTTTTCCTTAAATCCTCACGCAACTGGCGGATTTTCTCCATGGCCCTTTTGCGGCGAAGTTCATGTTCTAGTGCTTCTTGTTGTTGGCGACTCAGTATCCGCTCAAACAGTGGATTACGGGTTGGTTTCATTCTGCGTCCTTTTTACTAATCATTACTGTAATATCGTAAAAGTGTCTCCAAGAACTCTGTTCTCCCTGAAACGCATAGTTGCGTAATTCTTCGCCCAGAGCTTCAAGTTTTTTATATTCTTCTTCACGCTTCTTAACAACTTTTTCGCTATTAGCATCCCAGTCTGGTTTGAGAAGTTCTTTAAGTTTAACCAGGTCATCGTGTTTAGCATCAAGAAATTCATAATAACCAAAACTACGAACTGGACCATTTGCTTTAATTGTTTCAATTAAAACCTGTTTGTCATTTTTACTTGCCATTTTGAAACCTTCCTACTGTGTTGAACATAGTTTATTATACAACATTATTTAGCGTTTAGCAACCGTTTAGTTTACCAAAATCAGGGCTGTATGTTATACCTTCTGCGAAATTCCACTTTCTTTGAAACATTATACTTGCTCAATATATATTCCCAACTGGTAGCATAGTCTGCTTTACGCTTGCCATTCTTGCTCCAATCATAACTGTCTTCTGTTCTCATACTTTGTTCACGCAGAAATACTGTGTTTAATCGTTGTGGGCGGAATCCCGCATGATAACAAGCCCAAGCCCATTCTAAGTCTTCGCAGGTTAATACTTGCTCGTCAAAGCGGGGAACTGTTTTATCATTAACAACAAATAATTTACATATTTCATCAGTGTCTGTCCAATGATGTTGTCCATCATCCCACCCTGAACTATTAAGTTTTTGATGATGCATCATCATATTGCTATTAACTGTATATAAACCAGGAATGGGCTTTTTTAACCAATCTGCTGTCAAATAACGATGTGGATATAGTGTAATATCATCATGACACATGATTAACAATTCTCTATCTGATTGACGCCAATCGTCTAGTATTATATTGTGTCCGCGAGCAAGTTTATTACCCGCATTATTCCAAAGTTTTACTTGCCAACCGTGGCTTTCCCACCAATTGACTGTTTTAGTAGTGATATCATTGCGGCGACCTCGCATATATATGATGTCAATCCTGTTGCCAGTTTGAGGAACTTCAAACAAATTAGCAAATGTCATTTTTCACACCAAATAATTAGGTCATCTGCTCTGGCTGGATATCTTTGTCCGCCAAATAACTTCCACTCCTGTTCTGGATAGCGATTCTTTAGTTCAAGTAGCAAACCTTGGGCTTTATGCCAGTCCTGAATATCTTCAATAAAGTAATATCCACCTTGTTTGAGGCTTGTCCATGCTTCTCTAAGTGTTTGTAGTTGACCACCTGGACTATGATCACCATCATCTATAATATAGTCAAAGTCGCCTGGAATACGTAGATAACTGCGTGAATGTTGGCTATCAAAGTTCCATAACAGTTTTACATATGGATTATCAGTAATGTCTTTTTGAAATTCACGTGGTGTGTGAAATTTGTCAGCAATATCTACGCAGACGATCTCAGATTCTATAAAGTATTTGCTCCATAACCATGCTGAACCTCCTGAACTAATGCCAATTTCTAAAATACGTTTATTATAACGATCCTTACTGAAAATGCCATCGTAGAAATCAATATAGTCGTGGTCTGTGCCTTTGTCTGTAAATGAGGTTGGGCTTCCACCCCATTGTGTTACTGCTGATTGGTAAATGCTATCTAAGTCTATCATAATTTTCCTAATTGTAAGTCATCTAAGTGAAGTCTGCGCCAGTGTACGTAATCTTCTTTCAAATAGTGTTTAGCATGCCATTCACCGTGGAATCCCCATACAACAGGTTTGGCTGTTTCTGGGTGTTCAATTGAAAACTTGTCTGCTGAAGCATTTGTGGCAAACTTTATGCCCTGTTCTTCTAGTTCAGGACGAATAATACGGCATATCCACTGATCTTCTGGACCATGTTTCTTATAATCATATTCATTATACTTGGATGCCACTAGATCAAGCAACCTTTTTGAGCGTAAACTTAGTCCGCCATTACCCACATTCATTGCGGGGTAACTCCAAGGGGCACCAATGTAGTCTAGGGTAAACCATTTTGGATCCCATTGACTGTGATCTACGGGCATGCCATCCCATTGTATGAATAACGTATAGTCTGTAGTAATGTGTGGTGCTACAGCATATAAGCATAATTCACTATGCCCTTGATGATTAAACTTGTCCGTACGCACAAATGTTGAATCTGGGTAATAGGGCTTATTACCCAGTGTAAGCACGGGCGCATCTGGAAAGAATTTGCGTGTATGATCAATAACCCAACTTGTGGTCGTGTAGTGTAGGCTGTCAATTGCCACTATGGTTATAGTTTCATTCACGTAATTTGATAACACGGTTCATCCTTTCTTTTAAAACTTCCAAATTTGCGGCATTGCATTTCTACTTGATAACCGCGGGTAACTATCATACAGTTGGCCGTAGTCCAGGGTTGATCGCGATCTTTGCGGGTCAATACCAACTGATGTCCTTTGCGGCCTCGCTGAATCCAAAGATCCCAAGTCCAAAATTCGCAGTATTCTTCAAAGGTCAGTAGCCATTCCTCATTGCGAAAATGTGCTTGATTACGGCTACGAACAAATGGTCTATAGCGAGCGTGTAATTGCGGGTCTGCGTATTTTCTATTTGTTCCCATATATACCCCTTGGATCTGAGCGACCTGAAATCCTACTCAAGGGAATTGATATGGCTTCAAGTGGTGTCCAACCCCCTTTAATTCTTTTGTAAACTCTAGAGCCTACACCTGTTATTCTGCTCCATTCTGCCAATGTGTGAGTTTCTCCCTTCCAGGTAACCCATTTGTTGTTTTGACGATTGTTTTGATCTTCAGTATGAGTGGCCCAGCGTAGGTTACCTGGCTCATAGTCACCATCATTGTTGATGCGATCTAGCACATGGTCAGTGGGGCGGGGTCCTATATTTTCATCTATCCAATCAAGGAATGCCCAACTGCTCGCTCTCCATGGAGGGTATACTTCTATGCCTCTAGCACCTATTGTGGAGTAGGAATAAGAATTGGGGTTATAACAACTCTGTATCATACCACGCCATGATGTATAAGCTGAGTGGTTTTTAGGGCCCACCCTTTCCCCTTTCTTAGGTCTTGCCATGATATATCTCCTGTATGGCCTTGGCTATAGGCCTTAATCTAAATGGTGGGACTTCATTGGTACGAGGTCTCATCAAGAGCCAGTATGTGTAGTTTTTCATTTTTTACTTTTCCTTTGTTCTGCCCAAGTCATAGGACGCTTGCGAGTATCATATTTGGGATTAATGTATAAGTGCTGTGCATGAACTCCTACACGATGTTGTGCTTCTGTAACATCACTTGTAATTAAATCACATTTGTATTGCCAGTCATAGAAGCGAATAAAACTCATCCAATGTTCTGCTTGAGGGCTATACCAAAATATAGCATAGGTGAATGGCTCTACTTGGATAAAGCCTCTTGTTTGATTTTGTTGTTTGCCTGTGTTCAAATGAAACTTACCAATATAAGGATAAGTGCCATACTGTTCTTTGATTTGCTTGCGCCATGCACGGACTTCTGTCATTACAACTTCACGGGCTTCTTCTGGAATATACTTTTTAAAGTTTCCCCAGTCTTTGGTAAGCGGAGCAATGAACTCTGGTGTTTCTTTGTCTACTAGGTTAAATCGTATTTTGAGTTTGTGTCGTTGTGTGACATCAGAGCCGTTGTCAAAATACTGTATAACGGCACGGGCGATCATGTCCTGATTTAGGATTGGTAATTCCGCTTCTGCAATACCTACCTCAGAACAAATGACATCACCTGAAGGGGTGTTCTGCGAAGCAGAGAGCGAAGCGATGCCATTTGCGTCCGCAGGACAAATATTATCTTTATTAAAAAGGACTTCGTCCTTTACATATTTGTTATCTCTCTTATCTTTCTTATCTAAGTTATATAAGTTATAATACTCTACTGGTTTTGTAGTATTGGTAATTTGTAGTGTCATAGTATATTCCTCTCAATGTATTTATACTATACACTATTTTTAGTGTATGATAAAGGGTTTTTTACACCAAAAGAAAACCCCCCACTGCTATGACCCAGTGAGGGGTAGTGTAGACACTTAAGGAAAAATTAAGAATGGCCTTCTTAATGAGATTGGAATTTAACTAACACAACTTCTGTCTACAATTTATTTATTTGCTTGAGGATGATTGGCCTGACGTTTGCGTGTGTTTTGCACTCTTTACAGTATTGGTCCCAGCCTTCAGAAGTGCGGCGATAGGTTTTGTCATATTCACAGAGGCTTCTATTACCCCCGCACTCTTTTGCTTGGGGTCTAAGAGCCAACAGGACTGGGTAGCCGTTTTCTGGACTGGAGGGCTCAAGGGGGTTACCTCTGGCTCCTCTATTTTCAAAGGTTTTGTCACTGCCAATATACCATTCGCATAGTTCATCTAGAATTTTATAATACTTGTCCGCCTGCATGGGATATTTAGGTAATACCTCAAGAGTCTAAACGAGTTTTTGAAAATATGGCTCTTAAAAAGCCAGTTACTTGATGTGGGACAGTATAACACCACAGATAGTTCCTGTGGCGCCAATTAAGGCGATTATGATGGCGGAAACCGCTTGAATTAAACTGGTTTTGATGTCTTTTTTAATGGTTTCAACACGGTTTGACACCTCATCTATTTTACTCTCCACTACATTCAATCGCAGTTCAAGTTCTTGATAGCGTAAAGCACATAACTCTACATGAGTTTCAAGTGATTCCTTTTCAGCTGAGATTGTTGATAGACTAGTTGACATATATTATACCAGTGTGGTAAATGTTCCAGTTGAAATGTATTGCCAACGCACCCCGTTAAAGAATGCAATGCTAGATGCTCCACCTGATGCATTGCTGACCACAGTGATATCGCCCTGGGCAAGTGTGCCAGTGCTTATGGCCAAAATATCAGCCTTTGGTTGGGCTGTCAAGCGGACTATGTCCTGGATGTTGACTATGTTTGTTGAAGGAGCAAATGTCAAAACACCTGTTGGGGTTAGTGTGAGTGGAATAGCGGTACTGGGAACTTGTGCGGAACCATCTAATATGCAAACACCCCCAGCCGCGCCACCTTCACTAATGATGGTATTGAGTTTTTGCACAGCATCCAATAGATTAACTCTAGCCGCGGCTGGGCTATCTGAGTCTGAATCTAAATTGGTTGTGACTATTTGTGTTGAGGGAAAAGCCATTAATGTCTCCTGGTTCTATATTTAATTTTTTTCTAGTTATCTGGTTTGCAATATGCCGTTTTCCATAAACTGTTCTGGTAGTGCATGAACTACTACATCAACTGTTGGGTTGCTGAGGGTTGCAGGATCTACGGCCACCCCTGCAGTTCCACCATAGACATAATCCTGACTGCCTTCAGTGGCCTTAACCCATGCTATTGCAGGTTCTGTTTTGTTGGCCACTACTGGCACAATTCCTACATCTTCTAAACCACTGGTTTTCATAACATTCATTGCCAATACTCCGCTGACTTCACGCCCTAGATCTAGCACTTTACTAGTGCTGGTTGTAGTTGAAGCTGATAATGTGGTAGTATCAACATCATTTAACAATATATCCAAACGTCTTGTATTTGGTGTTATCTTGCTGGAATAGATTGTTGGACGCTCTGCACTATCCACAGTGATGCCAACCATGGCATATTGTTTGGTAAATGCTGGCACGCCTGAGTCACCATCCACAATGGTAGTTGATGTAACTTCTGTTATAATATTTGGTGTATCAACAACGCCACGCTCACCTGTCATCAGTAAGATTGTGCTTGTATCATTTACTAATGTGGTAGCGGCAGGAGTGAATACCTGTGTAAACTGTGTGCCAGTATAACGGCAACTGTTGCTGACACGCACATCATCTAAGTAACCCCAAAATATTGAACTGGTTGAGTTTTCAATTCCTGAACTTGTGCGTCCAATGTAAACTGTGGCAGTAGTATTAACATTTTGTGCATTAGTATAACTTAATTCACAATAACCATCGCGATACAAGCGAACAACTCCACCACTGTCGCGACTAAGAGCCACATGATACCAAGTGGATGTTGACAATACTGGTGTGTTAGAACCTGTAGCAGTAGTAGTTCCTACTTTGGCGGTAATGATACCACTATTAACATAAAGTTCTAGGCGATCAGCACCTGTGGTTCCCTGTGTGGTGTGTGCAAAGATTGTTCGCTGATTTGCTACTGCACCTTTATCCCAGAAAGTTCCGTTTATCCATGCTTCAATGGTAAAAACTCCTGTACCAAAGTCAAAGTCACTGCTATAAGGTGTGCTGATAGTAGCGGTGCTGGTGTTATTACCAAGAATACTGATACCATAATTGCCATACTTTTTAGTAGTGCTGGTTGAAACGGAGCCAGCAGTGGTTAATATTTTAGGTTCACGATCATAGGTAGTAGTAAAACTTGCGGTGCTACTTTGCAGAACGGTGTAGGTAATAGTTCCATTGGCCTTGCTGTCAATGCTGAGATTGTATTTGCTGATACTGCCAACATCAACAGGATTAGTGTAAAAAGTCATAGGGTTGACATAGGCGTCACCCCATGTCATGGAAAGCCAACTTGTTTTACTGGTCCAACTATTAGCAGAATTGTTAGCAGATGCTACAATATATCCTGTTTTATTATCAATGTATCCAGTTGAGTCGTATATTGCCATATTAGTAAGGTCCCAATCCTAAAGAGGTTAATGTAGGCATAGCAAATGCTCCACCTGGGAGTAGTGCTCCACTATAATTGTCAGTTAACGGTGTCATATGACTGTAATAGAGCAAATTAACAGCCACTGGTGTAGCACGAGCATCCACTAATCGTTTTTCCCATCCTGCAGGTGCTTCTGTTCCAACCCCACCTGGGAAATCAATTTCCTGTACCATCTGTGTGGGCAATAGATCTTTAAATCCAGCATCATCAAGAGCACTATCTATAGACGCTCCTTTCATATAGATTGCTTTAGTTGATACAGCGCCATTTGCCTTGACAACAAAAATAAATTCATCCTCTGGTTGAATCCACGGTTCAAACCAAACATATGAACTTAATTTTGGATTAGGTATTGCTTTCTTATATCCTGCCTGTAGA